TCTCCTATTCTCCATTCGCTATTTGCGAATAGCGAATACATTCCTCTATAGCTCAGTCGGTAGAGCGAGTGACTGTTAATCACTATGTCCCTGGTTCGAGCCCAGGTGGAGGAGTTTGTGATAGATCTCAAAGGAAATTATTTCTATTCAAGATATCCATACAAAAAACTTAAAGAGTTAAAAAAGAAACTTAGTTCAACTGAACCAATAGAAACCCCCACTTATAGTTGGGGAAATATGTGTTCTCTTGGAAGAGAAGCATATCTTGCTAGTGATTTTAAAGAATTGCTAATCCAACCAGTGGAATATTTTGCTTTTGAAACTGGAATGGGATTTGATGTGGACGTTTTAGATCCGTGGTTGAACAAATATAGCAAAAATGATTTTCAAGAATTGCATAATCATCCAACAGCAGATCTTTGTGTTGTTATATTTTTAAATGATGGTCCAGATTTTGGGGAGTTTTATTTTTCAGATCCAAGTTATACTTCATTCAATAGACATTGGTATCCAATTTTAGAAAAACTTGATAGGGGCAGTATTTGGATTCCTGAGGTAAAAGCAGGAGATACAATAGTATTTCCATCTCATATGATGCATGGAGTTTCACCCCACAAATCTGATATGGTTAGGCAAACTTTTGCATATAATGTAGTTTTTAAAAATGTATATTAGATTATGAAAGCAAAATTTATAGACATTCCAACCCCTCATATTCTTCTTTATGATGTATTTGATGAAGAAACCTTACCTTTAATTTGGAAAGAGTTAGATTTTATCCATCCTATCCTAGTAGATGGATCTAATACTGCTCCTGCAGAAACAGATGGACATATTTTAAAAAATAACAAGGGTAAGTTTATCTACGACATATACGCTAATATAAACTACTCTACTATTTGTAAACAAGTTAGAAATATTGCATTTAATTCGAACATGCAAGATTTCTGGAAAGATAACTGGATAAAAGAAATGTATAACACAACTAATTGGGATTCTACCCTGATTAGTTACTATGATGATGGATCATATTATGCTCCACATATTGACGAAGCAGTCTTTACTATGTTATTGTGGTTATGGAAAGAACCAAAGTCATTTAGTGGAGGAGATTTTAGTTTTACTAGAACTTATCACAATATAGAGTGTCAAAATAACTCTGGAATTATTTTTCTGTCATCAGAAAAACATGGTGTTAATAAAGTAAATCTAAAAACTCCTGACTATGGTAGATATTGTATTAGTGTGTTTTCTGGAATTGGTCACCCATGATTGAAGTTATTGACAATTTTTTAGACGAATCTTATATTAATTATATTTGTGACGGCATTGGCAATGTAAATTGGAAATATAGAAGGAATATTTCTAATGATGAAGTTGATGCTCCTTGGTTGCATGGATTTTATCACATGATACATGATAAATCCTGGGACATTACATTTAACTCTACTAAGAATGAATTGTTTTTGCCTGCTATTTTAAAAATAGAGGATAAATTTAGTGTACATGGGTGTCTTACTAGAGCCAGATTAGATCTAACATTAAGATCTCCTGATAACACAATTCATACTCCTCATAAAGACTTTGAATATGAACATTATGCTTGTATATTGTATTGCAACGATTCTGATGGTGATACAGTAATCTATAACGAAACTGAGAAGTCTGATGAGTACACAGTACAGGAAGTTATTTCTCCAAAGAAAAATAGACTAGTATTTTTTGATGGTATGTATTATCATACAGGTCATTCTCCTAGTTCTCATAACTACAGAGTGCTTTTAAATTCTGATTTCTGTAAAAGATGACAAACATAAAGGGTGATTGCACTTGGAATGAGCAGTTTGGTTACATTTACATTTGCCTCAGAGAAATTGCCAAAATACTTATTCTCAGAGACAAGTATCAACCTACTGTATAAATAAATCGAGGATAAAATTTACACCGCAGGGTCAGATTAATCATGCCATTAACACGTCTGGATAACCTTATCAGCTCTAAGACTGGTAAGTATCTTTATGTTTCTCCTGATGACTTTAACGCTACAGATTCGTTATCTAATAGAGGTAACTCACCTGTAACACCATTCAAGAGCATCCAGCGTGCTTTCCTAGAGGTTGCAAGGTATTCATATACTCCTGGTCCATCTAACGATAGATTTGACCAGTTCAGTATTATGCTGATGCCTGGCATTCACTACATCGATAACCGTCCTGGTCTTGTAGATACTGCTGGTATTGATCAGTTTGATTTCAGTCAAGCACTTAATGCTTGGGGTGATGATCCTATTCTGGATATTTCAAATCCAGACAACGTTCTATACAAGTTTAACAATACCGAGGGTGGTGCTATCATCCCTAGAGGTTCTTCTCTAGTTGGTTATGACCTTCGTAGAACCACAATCAGACCTCTCTTTGTTCCCGATCCCGCATCGGTAACTGTTCCTCGCTCTGCTATCTTCAATGTAACAGGTGGTTGTTACTTCTGGCAGTTCACTATTAAGGATGGTCAAACCACTGCAGAATCTCCTCTCTTCAATACTTCTTCTGGCACTGGTGAAGTATACTATGATCCTAATGATTTTACGAGAAAGGCTGCTCCTAATTTCTCGCACCACAAATTAACTGTATTTGAATATGCTGATAAGGAAGAGTTGCAACTCTTCTATAGAAAGATTGCTAAAGCATTCTCTTCTTATCAACCAACTATTGATGATATCTCTCCAGAAGGTATTCCTGAATTTGACTATAATGTTCAGGAAAATAGAATCGTTGGTCCTCTATCTGACTCTCGTATTATCGAGTCTCTTAAGTTTACTGACGCTACAACTAATCCGTCCATCCCAGCATCTACAACTGAGATTGAAGTAACAACGAAGGTTGACCATGGTTACTTCGCTGGTCAGTTCGTTGCTATCTCTAATACAGAGATTGATGATGAAATTGAAGGTTTCTGGGGAATTTATGACATTTCAGATGATCCTCGCAAGTTCACTTATCGTGTTCCTTTTGTTGTCTCTGGTATCGGTCAGGGTCTATCTTCAGGCATTCAAGTAAGTGTAGATACTACTCCCGCACTAGGTCAGAACGCGCAAGTTCTCGCGGAAGTTGACTCTGTTGAGTCCGCATCTCCATATGTTTTCAACTGTTCAATCCGCTCGGTTTGGGGTATTTGCGGAATCTGGGCAAACGGTCTGAAAGCCACTGGATTCAAATCCATGGTTATCGCGCAGTACACGGGTGTTTCGCTCCAAAGAGACGACAGAGCATTCATCCGCTACGACGAATACGCAAACACTTGGAACCAAGCATCACTAGTTGACGCATTTGCTACGGTTCCTTATCACGCTAAGGGAGATTCCTACTGGAAGGATGACTGGAGAAACTTCCACGTCCGCGCTTCTGAAGATGCATTCATCCAGAACGTTTCGATCTTCGCGGTTGGTTTCGCTGATCACTTCTTGATGGAGTCAGGTGGTGACATGTCGATCACCAACTCCAACTCAAACTTCGGTAATACCTCACTACATGCTATTGGTTTCAAAGGATTCTCCTTCAACCAAGATAAGGCAGGTTATATTACTGACATCATTCCACCTCAGCAAGTTACTGAGAGTGAGACAAATAGAGAGAAAGTTCTCTACTACACCATTGATGTTCAGGGTTCGATTCAAGATTCTGCTAACCGCACTAAATTGTTCCTTGGCGGTACAGATCTAGACAATCCATTAAATCGTCCTGCCGCAACAATTGGTGGATATAGAGTTGGTGGTAAGTCTGGTGACAAACTCTATGTTAAACTAGACAAGAAGAACAACTACGATACTTTCCAAGCAACACTAGAACCAACTGGTTTTGTCAAGTATATTGCTAAGGGTTCTATTCTCAACCCAAGCAACTTCACAATCAACAGTGTAAATGTAGACGCTGCTAATCTAATTGAAAGCAACCGTCGCATGATCCAGGAGGAAGTCTTTGGTTACATCCTAGAGAAATATCCAAGACTTCAGAACATTTCATATGTAAACCCATCACTCAACCCTGCTGCTGGACGCTACCTTGACGCTAAGAATCTAATCCAAGCAAACCGTCAAGAAATTGTTGATACTGCATTCGATCAGATGGTCGAAACTTATGGTATTAGCAATATTCAAGGTGTTGCTGATGGCAAGTGCAAGCGTGACATTGGTTTCATTGTTGATGCTATTTCTGAAGATCTTAGAGATGGCGGTAACTCCAACATCATTGCTGCAACTAGAGAATACTTTGATGGTGCTGGATCTCCAATTACAAATGGTTTAGTTGGTGAAGAAAGTCAGTCTGTGTTTGCGTTCAACAGAGCAAGAGACCTCTGTAAGAAAGCAATTGCTAACCTCCTAGCAGTAAAATCAACCATTTATGATCCTGATCCAAACAGTATCCTAACTCCATATGGTGTTATTGCTGGCAGCACTGGTTCTGCTGCACTTGGATTGGATAGCGAAGGCGTTACAGTTGATGCTGCTAACAAACAAGATCCTGCTGGTCGTTACAAGGACGCTCGCAATCTTATTATTGCTAACCGTGAGTTTATTCTTGACGGAGCACTAGCAGAAGTCGCTGTCTACCATCCAGACTTCTATATTCCTGGCGATACTCAGAGCAATTCAGAGTCTCGTTTTGCTGATGCGTTCAGAATGATTCGTCGCAACAGCAAGGAGATAGGTGATAGAGCACTTGCTAAGATTGCTTTTGATCATCCTGATTTTTACTTCCCAGGTGATGCTCAGACCACTGCTGATTCTCGTTTTTATGATTCATATCGTCTAATCAAGCAGAACGAAGATCAAATTGTTGATACTGCATTAGCACAAATCGCAATTGACCATCCTGATTTCTACTTCCCTGGTGATGCACAGACAACTTCTACATCTAGATTTGCTGATTCCTATAGACTAATCCAGCAGAATAGAACTGAGATTGTTGACACTGCATGGACTAACATGGTCGGTGCATATCCTGGTGTTGCTGGTACTGAGACCAAGTGTAAGCGTGACATCGGATACTTTGTTGATGCTATCTCCCTTGACATCTTCATGGGTGGTAACAAGTATGCTCGTAAGTTTGTTTCTGAATACTTTGTCAATGGTGCTCCAATCAACAACGGTTTGGTAGGTGAAGAGGCAGAAAGCGTTCGTGCTTTTGAGGAAGCAAGAGACCTCATGAAGAAAGCAATTGCTAACCAGTTGTCTGTACAAGATCTATCAATCACCGCTGATCCTGTTACTGGATCTAATATTGACCCAGCATCTTGTGCTGATGTTCAGTCTGCTCTCACAACTTTGACTGACGTTGTGACTGATCAGATCAATGCTGGAAACCTTACTGGTCTACCTGCAGAAACTCCTTATACAAGTGAGACAGGAGAACTCAAGTGCCGTAGAGACATTGGATACTTTGTTGATGCTGTTGCTCTTGACCTCTTCATTCGTGGTAACGAGTATTCATATAGATTTGCTGCTGAATACTTCGATCAGGCAGGTAACCCAATCAGCAACGGTCTTGTAGGTGAGACCGCAGAGAGCGTAACTGCTTTTGAAAAAGCAAGAGACATGATGAAACTTGCTGTCACCAACGGACTTTATGAGAAAGATCTAACTATCACTGCTGATCCTAACACTGCTCCTGATAATCAAGATCCCACATCTTGCGCCGATGTTCAGTCTGCTATCAATACTCTAACTGGTGTTGTTACAACAATTATTAACGCTGGTAACCTATCATCTCTACCAATAGAACTCAATAAGGGTTCGGCACCTGCTGGTATGGAGAAGTGTGGTCGTGATATTGGTTACTTTATCGATGCTGTATCTGTTGACCTCTTTGTTGGTGGTAACAAGCACACCAGAACATTCATTCAGCAATATTTTGACGGCAATACACCTATCAGCAATGGTCTTGTAGGTGAAGAATCTGAGAGTGTAACTGCATTCTCTGAAGCTTCAGCGTTTATGCAGCAAGCAGTTGTTAATCAACTTTATGATAGAGATCTAACTGTAACTCCTGACCCAGCAACTGACGATAATCAAGATCCTAATTCTTGTGCTAATGTTCGCACTGCTATCTCTAACCTTTCTTCAATCGTTACTGATGCAATCACTGCTGGTAACCTCAACACTCTTCCTGCTGAAAACTCTGGTTCATTCCTCACTGGCGAGACTAAGTGCCGTAGAGACATCGGTCACATTGTTGACGCTGTAGCACAGGATCTCTGGTTTGGTGGTAACGAGTATACTATCGCAGCAACTAAAGAATACTTTAGTAGCGGTGCTCTAATCAGCAACGGTGTTGACAATGAAGTTGGTCCTTCGATCACTGCATTTAGAAGAGCACAGGATCTAATGAACCGTGCTGTCAACAACCAATACTATGATCGTGATCTAACGATCACTTTAGATGCTGTTGGTGATCCTGCAGTATTCTCTGACATCCATTCTAACGCTGCTATCTCCATCACAGACAATAAGAAGTTTATTGCTGCTGAGGCATATGAGCGTATGCTTGCTGCTTATCCAGCATATACTCCTCAGACTGGTAACACCAAGCAAGATTGTCTAGATGATGTTTATGACGTACTAGATCAAATTGCTTATGATGTTAAGTTTGGTGGAAACCATAAGACATATGATGCTGCTAATGTTTATGTAACCAACACTTTCAATGGTGAGGTTGTAGAGACATTTATTGATGCTGAGCGTGATGAAGCTGCCAAGGTATTCCTTGAGGCAAAGAACATTGCTATTCAAGTTATCAACAACGAAACAGTAACTGTTTCTGCCAACAACACAGAGACTCAGATCTTTGACTTTACTCAAACTGATGACTGGGATGATGATTTTGCTCCATTACCTCAGTGTGGATCTGCTGTTGCTGCTACTGACACACTCTTTGGTATTATCATTCAAGCAATCGGTAATGATGGTGGAGTTGGTAACTTAAACGGTATTACAAGAACTGCTCCAACGCAACCATCAACTTATGTTTTAGGTAATTGCGCGGATGTTCTTCAGTCTATCGACACTCTAACCAGCATCGTTGTTGATGCTCTCTATGTTGGAAATCTTGACGAACTGCCAACTCTTAGCACTGGTAACTGGGATTGCGCTAATGTTCGTCTGTCAATTGAGAACCTCTTTGACATCATCACAGATGCCATTTCTAGCGGTTCTCTTGCTGGTTTGCCTGTTCTTAACCGTGGAGATTTTATCGTCAACGCAGAGGCATCCAAGTGCTTTAGAGATGTTGCTTATATTGTTGATGCTATCGCAAATGACCTCAAGTATGGTGGAAACATTAACAGTGTACAGGCGGGCGAAGCATACTTTGTTGGTAACCAACTAGATTATATCGATGGTGAGAAGTCTGAGACAATTGATGCATGGAATTATGTTGGTCAAATGGCAATCGCGGCAATGCGTAACTTTGACTTCCTTGCGTATAATTGTTCCACTTCCAACTCTTCTTCTCTAGTAACAATCTCTGATGCAGCAGGAACTGGAACTAGAGATGTTCCAGCATCTGCAATTGTTGATGTTGGTGACAACAGCGGTATTCTAATTGGCATGAAGGTTGAGGAATATCCAACTAATTCATATACCAATGGACTTCTAAATGCTGGTGCAACTCCAATCACAACTAACATTCCTGAGGGAACTTATGTTAAGAGTCTGATTGGAACAGACCGCATTGAACTTGGTGTCAATGGATCTAAACTTGACACTGGTGTCAATCAAAATGCTCAACAAACTAGCACAACAACCAATCTATACTTCACATATGTAAATGGAGCATGGGCAAATACCACTCCTAACACTGTAGTTGTTGGACCAGAAGCTTCTGATCCAGACGTCATTCAGGACACTACAACTTCACCTTCTCAGCGTGAGTGTGCTTCGACTGCCGCTGCTATCTTGCAGTTGACTGAAAACATCACCACTATCATCAACACTGGTCTAACCAAAGTTGTCAATGGTGTAACAGTACCTACTGTCGATCGTGTAGAACCAACATTCAACACCGCTTTACTTGCTTCCAGAGCAACTGTATTTACTATTGATACAACTGGTTATGGTTCAACCAATGCTCATGACTTTGAGACTGGAACTCCTGTTAGACTTGTTCCTCGTCCTCGTTTTGATCCAGCAACTGGGCAGTATGTTGAGGTTGACAAGCGTGTTGTTAGACTACCTAACGGATTCGATACCAACACAACTTACTATGTAATTGCTCCTGGTAGAGCAACACAACCAGTTGATTATAGCGGAACTCTATACTTCAACGGTAGCGATCAAACTAAGTTGATGCTTGCAACTTCTAAAGAGAATGCTGCAGCTGGTATCTACATCTATGCTTCTGAAACGGAGTCTATCGATCCAGATATTGAGATCGATCTTTATCAGTTTGTACTCGATGACAAGTATGATCTCCACACATACTCTTGTGGACTAGTCAACACTGTTGTTGGTGGTATCGAGACAGATATTGCTAACATCTTTGATAAACCATCTACCTCAACTACTCCTCAGAAGGTATTTTTCAGAGAGATTGAGGGTAGTGATCTTCCTGATCTTGCTACAACTTATGCAGCAGATCCTAGTGTTGCTATTACTAGTGGTGTTAATCAGGGTAAGATCAACCCAAGTGTTGAGTTCTATGCTCGTTATCAAACCAGCAAAGTCTTCACAATTCACAAGACTCTTGCTGATGCTTTAAACGATGTAAATCCAATCACTTTCAATAATGCTAACGGACCATTTAGAGTGTTCGCTAACAAGAAGCGCAGTCCAATGCGCTTTGACCCTGGATTTAATGGTGCTGATACAGACAATGGTAAGTGGTATTTACAGTGTACTGATAGAATCACTGGAGAAAGTGACAACAGCATCATTTATCAGGAAATTTTCTATAGAATTCATGAGTCAGATTATTCTAGCAAACCTACCACAACTGATACATGGTATGAGCGTATTAGTGACACCAGAGGTGCTGATGAGAGAACATACAAACTTCGCTATGTCATTCCTAAGTACATTGAAAATGCAAGAGATCCTATCAATGGATTTGTTATCAAGACGAGAACTGACGATACTCGTAAGTTAGTACCACAGAAACTACTCCTCAAACCTGTTGCTGGTAATGTATATGGTGCTCGTTTTGAGAACCCACAACAACCTGGAGAATTCATTGGATATACTAAGACGCAGTTCTCTGCTGATGACACTCTAAATGATGTTAATGCGTATGATCCATACAGAAGACCTCTAACTGGTGAGAATCAGGATACTGATTATCGTGCAATTGCAAGATTTACTTCTGGTGTTGCTGCCACTATTCAATCTGGTCGTTATGTTGAAGATGTTTTAGATCCAGCAATCAATTATCTGGAAATTACTGTATTTGATCACAGTATTGACACCAAGAATTTCCCTGGTTTGAGAAATGAGATCCTAACAACTGTTAAGATTTCTGCACCTCAGGGTGGTTCATTTGTTGCTAACAAGACTCAAAGTATTTCTAATAATGCTGTTTCTTTTGCTGGCAATTCTTCGGGTACTGCTTACATCCATGCATACTATAGTGTTGGTGGTGACCACTACCTAATTATCAAGGGTATTAGTGGTGCTAAGGGAACCGCTTCTCTAGAGTACAGTGAGTTCCAAGGAACACGATTCACTCAGGGTGCTATCTTTGCTGATATGCTGGAAGACCAGGATATGGGCAAATCGCTACCTCTGAAGACACATATCCGAAAAAATTTCCCAGAATATTATTACAAGCAAAACGGTTCCAATGTTTACACCATCACTCCTGGTGATCGTATTCAAGACGATGCTGGTATTGAATATTATGTCTACAGTGTAGAAGATGCAGGAGTTATTGAAGATACATTCTATATCTTTGATAGTGCAGAACTTCAGAAGAGAATTCCTGGTCAGCAAGATGGTATCTATTATCTGACTTGCTTACGCGGTAATATTTCTCCATATCCACAGGGTGCGGGTGTTTCGACTAACTTCCGCAAGTTTAAGTTCTCTCAACCTGTAGGTAAACTTTATCCTCTAAACTACAGAAACGATCCTCTTTGGTTCCAGAAGTCTGGTACAACCAATGAAGAGAAGAACTACTATTCACAGTTGATTGATCCACCTCAGTCATTCTCTGCTGCTGACAACTACATTCATGGTAGTGTTACTGTCAACGATACTAAGCACTCTGTAACCAGAGAACTTGTGTATGACTTGACCACGCAACCAGCGTTTGTTGAGAACACATATACTGGATTTAACGAGATTAAGGCACAATTAGGTAACGCAACTTCTGGTTCTGAAGATCGTCGCATTCCTATTGCTGGTGATAGCGAGGTTCTTTCAGATCAGCGTTATTATGTTGAACTCCGTAGACCATCTATTGCTCGTGCTGGTAACCATACATTCGAATATCTTGGTTTCGGTCCTGGTAACTATTCAACAGGTCTTCCTGCTCGTCAAGAGATTGTTCTTGAGTTTATTGAAGACTTCTATGCACAGGCGAAGAAGCAAGATGCTGGTATTGTATTCTACACTGGTATTAACTCTAATGGTGATCTTTACATCGGTAACAGAAGAATTAACGCTATTACTGGTGAGGAAGACTTCATTGATAGAGCAGTTCTTGCTGATGATGGAGATGAGGATGACGTAATCGGACAACTCGTTACCACCTTCGACACACCTGTAACATTCAACCAGAATATTACTATTGTTGGTGGTCCTGATGGCGAACTAGTTAATAATATTAACTCTCCAATTCTTGTCAATGTTCCAGACAATCAGTTAAGAAACCTTGGAGCACCTTTAGTTGTATATTCTCTAGTTAGTGCCACCGATCCTATCAGTGGAGCTCCACAAGATGTTCTCCTAGACAGAGAAGCATTCTTCCCCAATACTTCTGGTGACATCCGTCTAGGTAAGAATAGAGTTGACGCTGCTATCTTTGGATTCAATCCAAGAGGTGAGGGTCAAAACTATATGATCCAAACTCATGCTCCTGGTGGAATTGCGTCCAATATTTGGCCAAACCAAGATTCACTAATTTCTGCTGGTGGTTCTAGAATTGCATCAGATCAGTATATTACCTATAGCAATGTTCTTCCTTCTACAGGAGACATGGCACTGAAAGGTAGTGCAGTTAATAAGAATGGTTCACTTGGTTGGATCTTTGCTAATATCTACACAACAATTCCAAATAATGTAATTTCTTCTTTGCAGGTAATTGTTGACCAAAGCGTAAATGTTGGTAAGTTTACCTTTATTGATAGCAACAGCAATCCAGTTTCTGTTGGTTCTCTCAATATCAAGTCTGGTTCTGAAATCAGATTGCAGAACATTAACTACAGTGGTGTTCTCAATGGCACATGGCCAGTTCTCAATACCCAAGCATATCCATTTGATCCAGCAGATAATGAGGTATATTTCCAAATTACCCCAAGAACTGGATCGCCAATTGGTGCATTTGATGAAACATGGACAAGCGGCATTATTAATGCTCAAACCAATCCATCTCCAAATGCTATTGTTTCTTTCTCTGTATCTAACTGGAAAGAGTTTGGTGTTCTAGGTGCTGAAGCACTCAGAACTGAAACTGAGACATGGGGAGACTTCAAACTTGGTATCAACACAATTAACAGAGCAACACACGATGCATATAAGGATGCATTCGTTGAGGTTCAGAACACTGATCCTCGTGCTAACCTTGATGTTGTTGGTAACGCATATATTAGTGGTCGTAAGACTACCGATTGGTTGTCACATGATGACTTTGCTGATCGTGAAAAGAACAGAATCTCTGATGCATTTGTTGTTGGTGGCGATAGTTCTGATATTGATGAATATGCAACACTTCGTGTTTCTACTGAAGAGATTGCAATCACCGAATCTGGTAGAGGAAACAATGCTGGTAAGGTTGGAATTAATGTCACTGATGCAGAACTAGATAGAGCACTAGTTGTTAAGGGCAATGCTAGATTTACTGAGGATGTACGCTTTGAGCGTGACATTGAAATCCATGGAGATGGAACTCTAACTGAAGTAAGAACCGATACTACAACTGGTACATTCAATCTAATTACAGATGCTGGATTTGTTGGAACTCTCAATTTTGCAAATAGTGCAAATACTGTTAACCTAGTTAACGGTGCTGAGACGGTAAGATTTGCTGATGTAACTACTAATGCTCAAACTATTGCAATTGGCAATAATTCAAGCACAAATACATTTACAATCGGCAACTCAGTTTCTGGAGATCAGTTCTTCTATGTTGGCAATGCTTCAGACCACTCCAACATTTACATCGGTAACACTCCTGATAGTGCTACTGTTGCTGCTAACGGATCTGTTGCTACTACTGGTAGTGGTATTAGCAAGGTAGTTATTGGTGGTGCTTTTGGTAATACTAACCAAGACCAATCATATGTAAGAGTTTCTTCCCAGAATCTTCGTGTTGATGGTGATATGTGGCTCGGATTCCGCCGCCCTGGTGGTACAGCGGACATGAGATCACAAGCGTCCTTTATTAATTTCTTCTCCAACTCTGGTGGTCCTTCGACTATTAACTTCGGTCTCAATGCTTCTGAAGTTAACATCGCAGGTCAAGGTGGTACAACCACAATCAACAACTCACTACATGTCATCGCTTCGATGAAGGTTGATGGTGATATTTTACTTTGTGGTGGTCTTGCTTCCTTCGCATTTGAAGGTCAGAGAAGAAGAATGGGCACTGATGATAATGCCCACGATGATGGTATTGAACCAGATGGCACATTCACTAAGAACATTGATATTCTCAATGTTCAGGTTCTAGCATCTACCGAAAGTGGATACAACCAAGTTGATACTGCTGGTTCTGGTCTTTGGGGTGGATCTGCTTATCAGCAGGAAATCACAAACATTGGTGGAACACCTACGGTTGAACCACAGGAACTCGATGCTTTAACTGGTGATGAATACTATCTACCAATTAAGAACGAACCTGTTCAAAATGGTGATCCATACTTTACAACTGGCGATTATATATTAATTGATTCTCCAACTTCTGGTCCTTGGAATGCAGAAACTGCTCACCCTGAAATTGTACAGATTGTTGAGGTATCAAGAGCAAATGTTGCTCCATATTACCTCAAGGTTAAGAGACAACCATTTGGTGCTCTAGCATCTGGATCTACTGGACTAACAAAGACAAATCACCCTGATACTACACCAATTTATAAGGTAAATGTACAGTTTGATGCTACTTGGTTGGAGCAACCTGTAGATGCTACAGGTGAAAATGATAACTTCTATCTTGCTGAATTTGGTGGTACGATTACTCCTAATGTTGATTACATCATTGTTGATCGTGACGATACAACTGGAACCATTGGTGAAATTGTCAAGGTTAAAACTTCTTTGAATGAGCAAATTCAGAAGTTCAGAATCAATAATGGTCAAGACTGTGATGATACTGACGGTGACGTATTTGTTGTTAACTCTGTAACAGGCGATACTTACATTGGTGGTGATCTAACAATCAATCAAAGTGTTGGAATTAATGGTGGATGTGATACAACTAACAAGGGAACTATCGTTGGTAATTTGATTCCTGGCGATGACTTATTTGTAGAGTATGTTACAAATCTCACTGCTACTGAAATTGCTTTAATTTCTGTTGGCGACATCTTAAAACCAACTGCTACCTCTGGAAATGTAACTATTCAACCTGGAACTAAGGTTGTTGAGATTGATTCTGATAGAGTAAGAATTTCTCCACGAATTGTTACTGCTTCTCAGATTACAAACTATGAGTTTGCTGTAGTCAAGAATGAAGAATTTGTAATTACTAACGGCGTAGAGCAAAACACTCTATACTTTGATACTTGCTTAGCAAATCTAGAGTTGGGCAATCAGTTTAGAAGACTCGATGTTACTAGAGTATTGCCTAGTGTAGAGTCTGTTACTAGCACAGTATCTAGATATGATGGAAATGAAAGTAACATTAGAATCTACTCTTACTGGGTAGATCCACAAACAATCAACGCTGGTGGACCTACTACCACATTGACTGCTAATGCTACTACAGGAGACATCACTGGTTCTGTTTACCTAACAGTAGCAACTATTGGAACTGGAACAGGTAGGTTCCAAATTGGCGATTTAGTTCTTGTCGGTCCTACAACAACACTTGATGGTAATGGTCTCAATGCTAATGATTTTGAGGTCATGGAAGTTCAGTCAGTTGATAGCGGTACTAACACCCTCAGATGTTTACCTGGACAAGAAGGAACAACTGCTAATTCTCTAAACACATATCTAGCAACATCAACATCTGTTGTTAGAATCCTCAAGCATCCAGATACGGCACAGTTGATGGATATTCAGGAGCGCACTAGAACTGAAGGTGGATCATCTACTAATATTGCTTCAATCATTATTGACAAAGGTTATATCTGTCAAACTAAGTTTGACTATAGAAACTGGATTAGATTCTATGATACTGTCAATGATACAAGTGAGCAATTCTATGTGAATGGTGGTCTATCAGGTAAGTATCATCAACCTATTATGAATGAGTCCATCTTGGATGGTAACTTATCACATAGAAACGGTTCTCTTACTCTGAATGACGACTTCACCATGCTCGGTGGTGACATCAGAATGATTGACTCTGTTAATAAGACCACAATCTTGAGAGTCAAGAATGATGACGGTCACGCAGATCACTCTGGTTCTATCGAATTTGATGCTGGCATTATTGGTAGAGGTGATATTAAGATCTATCCTGTATCTTGTCCAGAAAACGTTGTTCAGGATGCTACTGGTTGTAATGTTTCATTCTCTGTCGATATCTTTGGTGATGCTGAGATTGGAAACTCCCTATATATTCGAACCAGTGCTGCTGAGATTCCTGCTAAATCACCAAGACTCAGAATTGATAATCTTGGTAATAATGGTGCTAACGAGTTTGTTATCAATCACGATGAATCAATTGATGCATTTGGAATCACTAACTACTATACCAAGTCTGGTGGTAGACATGGAAGATATGTTTCTAGTGGATCTGATGCTGATCAAAGAAATCTAAGATCAAATGTTGTATACTTTGTTAATGTAACTGATCAAGATGATCTGGTTCTAAACCTACCAACCGATGCTCAAACTGGAGACAGAATTGAGTTCGTTGAGGTTGGTGGAAACCTAGGATATGATACTTCACTTGTTATCAGAGCTGCTGCGAATGTAAGAGTTCAGGGTGATGCTACAGGAACTACTATTGGTCTTGGTGGTTCAACTCCATACAATGGAGGTGAGTTAGTTGTACAAACTCCAAACGCTGCTTTCACCCTAATCTACTTGGGTGGTACTGATTCACAAGGAACAATTGTTTCCTCTGGTGTAACAGGATGGTGGCTCAAGGAGGTCTAATAGATGGCAAATTACAATCGCATAAAAACACAAAGAATCTCCCCAGTTGGCACTATTATGCCCTGGGGAGGTGGATCTAGGAATGGTGAAAATCTAGATCAAGTTCCACCTGGGTGGTTAATTTGTAATCAAGCAAATGCACAATTAAATGCTGCTGATTATCCAATTTTGGCAAAAATTTTGGGTAATACATATGGTCCTTTTCCTGAAACAGCAGATCAAGAGATTGGAACTAATTTTGGTATTGTAAATGATTTTCCATATAATCCTCCAGCAGGTAGATTACATCATGATCCAAATAGACATGTAGATGTTTTTGGTTTACCAAATTTAAATCAGGTTGCTTTGATTGATATCGAAGCAAATAGATCTGGTGAATATGATGGTGGAAATGATAGTAGATTACACCCAGATGATCTTCTTGAATTAGGTTCAATTATTAGTAAAAATGGTAGTGAGGGTGATCTACCTGATATCCTGCAGTCTTCTGATGTTGACATTACATTTACATTAGAACCATCAGATAGTCTTGCTGGTAGAATTACTGGTATTACAATGGATGAACCAATCTATTTTGATACTGTATATGTTGTACCAAGAAAACTTGGTATTGATCATATGCCGCAGCATACTCATAGACCATCAACAACTGCAGAATTTGATCAGTTTTGGAGTGCTTCTCCAACAGGTGTTCCTCTTATGGAATTTCAACCTGGATTTGGTAACGAATCTGGTGATGGTTCGGGTACAACATCAGTTGCTGCTATTGGTAGACGTGGTGAAGATAGTCCCGCACATAGTTTTTTACCAGGAATACAAGAAGTTACATGGTATGATGCTAATGATGGAGGAATTTCTCTGCCATTAGGTGATCAACGAAGACTTATTAGTACCAGTCTTACTGGCGGTGGTCCTGGGTTAACACTAGTTCCACAAGTTCCTAGTAGCGATAGAAATATCCCACAGTTGGGTGCTATTACTAATGCTTACACGGACGATAATCGTGCTGTAGAGGCAATTCAAACTGAGGCACATGTTGGTGCTTTCCCTCCTGCTGGTAGATATGAAGGTAGAAGAAATTTCCACGCTTCTGTTGATATTCCAACAGTTTATAGGGGCGTTAATATGCCCGAAGCAAATATTCTAGATCCTGTTTATGATCCAGCATCTGAACCTCAACCGATAAATACTGCTGTAAGTAACACATATACAACTACGGTAAACCATGGTGGAGAAGAATGGGCATCTGATTCTTTAAATTCTCATACTCATGATGCTATGGAATTGACTATGAATAGAGGAAGTCTTTCTATTCCAAACACAATTTTGGTTAATAATATTTCCACTAGCACAACCGCACCTTTATCAGTTGATTCGGCATTGTCAATTACAATGGACATCAACACACCATCATTAACTATGATTTACATCATCAGAGCGTACTAAGATGGCAGTTTTCTATAATAAAGAAAAAGCAAGACACGGTTCTCTAGTGGGGACTATTATATCTTTTCCTGTTGAATTTCAGGGAGACGATCCAAAGCAAGCGTCGAATTTAGCATTGTTACCTGCGGGTTATCTTAGGTGTGATGGTTCTGTATTGTTTGCTGATCAATATCCAGTTCTTGCTGAAGTTTTAGGTACTGGTGATGAGTGTAGGTTCAAAAAACCAGATCAAGCACTTGCTCTCAACCAGTTTCAGTTACCAGATTTAAGAAACAAACACATTAGATCTACATCATCTGCTAACATTGGTCAATATAATGATCTAACAGTCGTTGATGGAAATGGTAACACAGTTATTAAATCTGGTGTTGGTTTAGATGTTCTTCAAAACATTAGTAGTCCATATGAATTGACATATACTGGCGAGTTTTACATCCCCCCACAAACACTTGATTTAAGAGGAGAACCATCATTCTCTATTGATACTGGAAACTATACATTTGAGCAAGATGTTGCTCAAAATGCTTTCCAACCACATATGCACAGAACAAATACTCTTCGTGCTAGACAGAAAAATAGAAATGGAAACTTTTTTGCTTCTAGACAGATTAACTCAGTTAGATCATATTCTTCTCTAAACGTGTGTCAATGGTGGGAGAATACTAAACAAGAACTTTGTTATTGGCAGATGACAACTGCTGTTGTTAAACCGCCCCCAGGAAGAAGACCTTTTGAAACATCATACTATGATCAGTATGGTGCTTGCTGGTATGCTTGTTCTGGATTTACTACGCAAGGATACTGCTTATGGCCAGATGATGGCGCTTGTCCTGAGGTTGATAATAAAGATTGGGGAGGCGGCAATGGTTTTGTTTTACAAAATAATGGATGTAATGATCCATCTGGAGAAGATGATTCAGTCACCTTCGGTAATATTGCATATGACCCAACATATACTGTAAGATGTGTATGTACATACCCTATTTTTGGTCTATGTCCTGGTGGTACAAATGGTCCTGGCGATGCAGATGTTATTGACAGTGGTGATTTAACAAACTATGCTACTGATGGCGTTATCAACTTGCCATGGACATCTGTTGATGATACTTATTATCAAACTGGGTCTGGAGCAGTTACGAACATAACTACACTCTCTGGTTCTACTGGTAATGAAGGGACACATAGACACCGTTTATTATTCGAAGCAGATACCCCCCATACGTATCAATTAAAAACTAGACCAACTGGTGCCAGAGCAGATTCTGGTCTAGTCTCTCAAATTACAATCGACATTAACAACTCCAAAAAGGCGGATAAATACATACAGCCTTATGTTGTTACCGAGTATCTAATTAAAGTCTGATGCCAGTTTCTTATCGTTCGACCACACCAAATTTTTACTCTGACATGGGCGGATCTTATGTCAGTATGGGTGCGATTCTTCCTGTTTTAGTTGATAACGATACTGATTCTACCAATTCTCGTCCAACACAATCTCCTGAGTATTCGCACAAAGGATATCTTTATTGCGATGGGAAGAAATATTCAATCAAAGACTATCCATTACTATTCGAAGTTATCGGTAATGATTATCTAAAAAATGATGAACTTACATCAGCAAATTCAATTGTAACTGATTCTTCCGATCCAGCAATTCCTGGTTCAGTATTCAGAACATTTCTTAATGGTGGCAATTTTTATGCTGAAATATATGCAAAACCATATACTGATAGTCAGGGAAATACACAATATGATAGAATGATTCCAAATGGAGCAACTATTAGTTGGGTATCTCTTGGTGACTATCCAACTGGTGGAGGTTCTATTGAGGAAGGTGAGTCATATGAAATGGTTTATTCTCCTTCTGATCAATCATTAGCAAGTAGAACTGATACTTTTGTCTATAGAATTTTAATTAATTATGATCCAGATGATACTGGCACTGGAACTCCAGGAGCAACGGTTACTTGGGTTCCATCGTCTATTTCAACTGTAATTACTTCTGATCCTTACCCTATTATTCCAGTAGCATATTATGGTACGGTTCCTGAAATTGACTCTGGAACATTTGATCCTTTAACAGGTCAAGGATATCCTACTGGTTACGATTCATATGCTGGTGCTGAGAATGATAGACCAGCATTGAATTGGGGATCTCTTAATGGTCTTCCTGCAGGTGTTTCTGTTGATACATATGAAATTTATATCGAAGATCTATCAACAGATGACTTTAAAATTTGGCAAGTCCAGAATATTCCTGGGACAAAAACAACTTTATCAGTAAACGAGGTTCTTCCAACACAAGCAACTGTAACACAAAACTCAGTAGAACAATCTTCTATTGGTAGTAGTCCTGATTGGGTTAATGATGGTTACTCTGGTCCGCAACCACCATCCACTGAAAGACATCATTACAGAATTCATTTTGTTGCTAACTTGAGCAACACTCAAACTTTAGTATCTCACCTTGATTTTATTGCTGGTAATGGCAATGGTGCTGTTGTACCTGATTTTGGTAGAGATCCTGTATATACAGATAATTTTGTTATTACTGGTGATTCTTCTGGAATTAGTGATACTGATTTAAATGTTACTATTTCTAGTCTAGCAAATCAACCAGAGTTTAGAATCAGAAAGTCTTATGTAAGAACGGACTATCCTTTTATCATTGGTGAGTTTAGAGTTCCTGATTATAGAGATAGAAAACTAATTGGATATGGTGAGGGTGTAGAAGGATCTGGAACACCATTGGTGGAGGATAGAATCACCATGAATCTTGGTGATACTGGTGGTAGATGGTATGTTTCTACTGATGTTTTAGAAGATCCACTAGAATTTTATGAAATTAGTGATGTCCTTACCTCAGGATACACTGATGTAAACACTCAGGTTGAAGCATTCTTAACAGGTGAAAAGAAATACACAGTTGGACCAATTGAGGACTACATTTACTCAAGACCACCTGAGCACAATCACTATGTTCTACACAGCGATGTAAATGATTTTGCTGAAGCAACTGTTGGTGGTGTTGATGTTTTTACAACTTCTTATGCAAGAGTAAAGGGTTCTATTTTAAACTTTGTTCCTGGTGGTACTGCTGGAGATGGACAAGCATTAGGTCACTCTCATGGTTTGATTGGCAGAAGACTTTCTAGTGGTAGAATTTCTACTTATGGTAACGTTTCTGGAATTGGTGAGAGAGTACAGACTAATGCTAGAGAAGATACTTTTGTCAATATTGAGACAGCAACTTTATCTCTATCAGGCACAGCGTTAGTTAATTATGGTACAGGTGTTACTGAAGTTGGTGGATTTGCTCCTCCTGGATCTAACAGTCAATACTTAGGGTTTGGAACTAGAGGAACTTCTCCTTTTAGTTCATTGCAAACAGATCGTCGTGCTACCATCACGATGGATACAACAGGATATGCTACATTTTTTGTTCTTGCTATTGCTGGTAACGATAACAATGGTGGTGAAAGACCTAATGATGCTGGCGACTCTATCTATATTTCATTTAATGGAGGACCTGAACAAGTTCTCTTGCCTAGTAGAGAAGTATTTAATAATGAAAATGGATATACGGGTAGTGGAATTTATGATGATACTTACACATATTGGAAGAACCAAGAAATTACAATTCCTGAGTCTGCTAGAGGACCAAACTGTCAGATTCTATTAAGACAGACAGCAAATCCACCACTGGAATATAAACCAACTGTTACTGATGCTGACCATCCAAATGGTAACGATACATTTGGTATTGCTGCTGTTGGATTGCGTGATGGTCTTGGCGATGGAACTTGGGATGGATGTTATAACTATAGAATTACTGAACCACCTGCGTTTTCTATTAACACTGCATCTGCTAATGGTGTAACAATGAATATTGTTACAGTGTCTAATCATGATTTTGCTATAGGCGATTCAATCAAGGTATCTGGAACAGGAACAAGTTTAGACGGATTTTATACTGTAAATGAAGCTGGTTTTTCTACCAATAATGTGCAGGTAGACACCAATAAGAGTGGTAGTACAACTTCTGGTACAGTTGCTAAAGCAGCAGGATATTTTCAAACTATTACCTCTACGCCAACTCCAAAAGTATGGGTAGTTGATGATACTACTGTCATTGGTGGAAAAGAACTAATTGCTACCGATCCTGGATTTGGTACTATACTTTGGAGTGAGGAATTTCCTACTGCTGGAAGTGGAACTATTCCTTCTAGTCAAAGTCCAGCAAATACTGATGCTTATACTGGCACACTGATTGCTGGTGGTGGTGGAGGTGGTGGTTCTTCAGGTGCTGGTGGTACTGGTGGTTCTTCTACTCTATCATTTACAGTTCCAGAATACGGATCTGTGCAAATTGAAGCAAACCCAGGAACTGGCGGTGGTTCTGGTAGTTCGGGTGGTGCTGCTGGTGGTGGAGGAACATTTACAATACCATCAAATTTACTATCTGACGATAGATTTGACTTTACTACTACAACTGGTGCCGATGGCACAAGTGATGGAACCAAGAGTGAATCTGCCGCTGCTGGTGGTGGACCACCTGGCGGATATGGATCTGGTGGTGCTGGTGGATATGACACTAGTACAGCCACAGATTCTACTGCTGAGCAAGAATTTACTTCTGATGGTAGTTTTAATTCGTCATCTGTCTCTGGACTCCCAGGCGGGGCAAATATTACTAGCGTAACCATTGATATTTCTGGTGGTAAAGGTGGTGATGGTGGCGGATCAAATGGTACTGGCGGTTGTTCTACTGGTGGTGGTACAGGATCTAATGGTAGAAGACTATACGGTACATTTGCTGGTTCGGCTAATTTTACTTTCCAAATTGGTAACGCAGGACAAAAAGGTGCTGACGTTCACAGTGGATCAACAGCAGAAAGCACTACTCCTGGTGCTACTGGTGCTGCTAACGGTGGTCAAGGTGGTCGTGGTGCTTGGGGTCATGGTTCATCTGGTGGCGGTGGTGGCGGTGCTACCGCTGTTTCTACTGGTCCTGGTTACATTATGGGCGCTGGTGGCGGCGGAGGCGGCGGTGGCGCTGGTGGTGGTAACAATGGTGGATCTACTACCGACCCATGTTGGACTGGTGGATCTGGATTAGGACCATCGCAAGGAACATATTATGCTACCTCTATTGGTGGTGGAACAGGAGCAGATGGTGGAACTGCTGGTTGTACCTCTGGTGGAGGTGGAGGAGGCGGAGGTGGTTTCGGTCCCTCTGCTGGTGGATCAGGTGGATCTGGCGGCGTTGCTGGTGCTGGTCACGTTAACACTGGTTCTGGATCTGGCGGTGGTGCTGGTAGATCAGCATATAACTCAACTTACATGTCAAGCGTTTCTGAATCTAGTGGTTCTAGTGGCGGTGGTTATGCTAAATTTACTGTCAACTATGAGTATGAAGTTATTAATGAAACAGGTGGCGGTGGTGGTCAAGGTGCTAGACTAGACTTCTCTTATAGAAAATCTAGTGGTGGATCTAGTATCCAAACTGCTTTTGCTTATAGTGTAGGTAGTGGTGGTAGTGCTGGATCTGGTGGTGGAACTGCTGGCAGCACTGGTTATCTTTTAATTGAAGCATATGGTAGAGAAGGCGGTGGAGATACTGTTATTGGTATTTCAGAACCTGCTGGTAGAGTGTAT